ACATATGGGCAGTAGAAGATGCCAGCGTCAAATGCATTCGAACCCTTATAACCGATAGTCATGTAGTTACCAGTTGTATAAGGATCGATGTAAACGCGATATCGACCGTTCAGTACACCAGCGAAGGTGTTACCAGTGTCATCTACTTGCAGGTTGTTGCTGTTCAGAGCAGGAGTGTAATCAAGAACACCAGCCATCTGAAGTGCAGAAGCAACGTCAGAAGAACAGATGATTACATTACCCTTACCACGACGAGTCTCTTTAGCAATGATGTTTGCTTCGCGCTCAATGTGGAACATAAGACCCTTGAACTTCTCAACAGACCAACGACCATTTGCGTCAACGTCAAGATCAAAGATGCCAGGAGTAGTTGTGCCAGTGGCAGAACCTCGCTTGGCAGTTACATTGATAGTACGAACAACTTCGCGGTTGATTTCAGCAAGAATCTCAGTAGAGAGAATGTTGCTCAACTCTGACTCAGCGTCAAGACCGTGGACTGCTTTCAGGTCTTGTGCGAGTTCAAGCGAGTAGTCCGCTTTCAAGGCACGAGTCTGAGCAGTTACAGTTACTTTGTCGATGCTGAATGCCATCTCACCAAAGGGAGTGTTACTACTAGTACCCATTGCTTCTGCTTGTTCAGTTGACATTGCGGCCGCATAGTTGTAATTTTCATTTTCTGGCAGATCCAAGTTGTTAGCATCAGCAGTAGGTGAAGTACCTTTATGTTCGCCGCCTGGTGTGTTAGCACCTGAAGGAACAGTTGTGTGATCTGTGTCAGCTTCGTTGTAGAATGCTTCGGTACCAGCTTGGTTAGCATAACGTGACTTCATTGCGAAGATCAATCCAGTAGGACCAGTCATTGGTTGAACACCACATACATCGTATGCCATAAGATTGGGCATTGCACGACGAACGAGTGAGATCAATACAGGGTCGAAACCTTTGATGGCACCAGCGCCAGTGGAACCCATACCAGTTCCAACAATGTTACTAGGGATCTCGTCTTCTGACAGAAGGTTTTGATTAGCACCAACATTTGCATCATCGCGAAGAGCTCGCTCGGTGTTTTCGAGAATCATTGAAGTGACCATTGCGCGATGCTGATCACCAATAGCAGGAAGATCAGGGTGTTCTACCACTGGCTTCCACTTGTTACGGATTTGTTCATTGAGGTTCATTTGTAAATCTCCTTTGGGCGTTTCTATTATTTAGTAAAAATTAATTTTTAACGTTTGATTGTGTTGGAAATTGCGTTAAAGTATCCTTTCATCTCTTCTGGAATAACCTGTTGTGCTTCAGGTTCATCATTAGAACCTACAGAACTATCTTCAGAAATAAACCCAGTCGAACCAGATTCAACACTTTCAGAGAAGTATTGCTTCTTTACGATTTCAAGTTTTGAGGTATACTCTTCGATCGAATCAAATTCCATGCTTTCTGTAAGCGTTCGAAGTTTTTCAATCTGAGTATCAGCGAGACCTTCAGAAACATCACCGAATGCTGTTTCTACTAATGACTCGTTGATCACCTTGTTCAGTTCCAGATTCTTGACGGATACTGATTCGAGTGATTCTTCTAATGAAGCAACCTTTTCTTCCAATTCAGAGACAAGATCAACCTTCTCTTCTGGAACTACGACATAAGACTCACTGAAAAGATTCTTCAATCCATCAATGAAATTCTCAGTTGCTTCTACACGGAAGTTGTTTTCAAGAGCGACTTTATTTTGCTCCATCCACTGTTCAACAACATAGTCCATGTATGTATTAACTTGTTCGTGTAATTGGTCGATTGATGCAGTAACCTGCTCTTCCAACTTAACATCAGACTCTTCTTCTATTCGGGCGACTTCAAGAACAACTCGGTTCTGAACTGCTGCTTCAAATAGTGTAGATGCTTCAGATTTAAATTCTTCAGAAAAGTCTTCTTGTCCAGAGAACAATTCAAGTACATCTTCCTTCATAGTGACAGAAGATGCGTTCTTCTCTGTCATTTCTTTTTCTTTCTTGTCTTTCTCGCCCAAAGCCATGGTCTTCTCAAGAAAAGAAGAGAGTTCTTCTTTTCGCATGTTAGCAAGATATCCCATAGCCTGCGCTAGTACGGCGGATTTAGTCGGTGCTTTAGTGGCCTCAACGATCGGTGAGTCAGTAGTTTCCTCAACAGAAACATCGTTCTCGACAACCTCTTCCACCTGAGCATTCATTTCATCAGACATTAGTTATACTCCTTCGGTGTTTAAACTATATTTATAAAATCTCAATTTTGAGACATTTCGTTAATAAATTTCTGGAAAAGTTGTAGTTTGCGTTCCTCATTGAGTTTTTTATTCCGCGCAGACTTTTCAATCTCACGCTGGATGTCCTCAACTTGAAGGGCAATATACTTGCCATTATCCCACACCCACTCAACTCCTTCCATGATACCATTAACAAAAGCATCAGGTGCGGAAGGGTCGGCAACGATATCTGCTGCTGTAGCTAAGCGAAAATCGTTTTGAACTTCCATTACTCCATCCTTACCTTCTTTTAGAGAACCCATTCCACGAGATGAAACTCCTAAATTTGCTCCATCTGAAAGTAAACCTTTTACAATCTCACCCATCGGCGTTGAAGAAATCTTCGCACGACCCATGAAATTATCTCCTTCTCTCCGTAAATCTGTGATCATATGTGAAACACGATCTAAATTGATTGAAGGTCCATTGGGATGACCAAGTTCGCCATATGCGCGACCGGTCTTCACAGATTCTTTAGTATAACGATCAACTTCTTTTTCTAAAACTTCAGTACTGTATCTTCGTCCATTACGATTCAGAATACCACCCTGCATGAAGATTCCTTCAATAAAGAAGTTTTTCTTACCTTCCTCTGTCGATTCCTCGATGACTTGAATCGATTCATTTAATTCTGTGATTAGTTTCATGTCTAGGCCCTTATGATACTGTGATCGCGACTGATGTTGCTAGCACATTTACCGATGAACTTAACAGTTCAGCTGGTTTCTTGACCACGAAAGCGATAGAACCAGTTGGCATTGTAAAACTGGCACTTGTTGTTGAGTTTGTAATCAACGCAGCGCCAGCATCGCTGTTATAAACACGGACGCAACTAGCAGAACTAACAGTGCTATCTGCTTGCAATGTAACCTCGGTTGATAATGGTTTGACAATCATTTTTATTACCTTTTATTCGTTGTCTACTAAAATAAGATCGAATGTAGAACTCACTTGTGTTGCTTGCCCTGCGACTACATCAACCTTCAAATCAGTTTTTTCATCAAACTTCAATGGAACTGGGTATTCAATTGATAAACTTTGTCCCCCAGCAGCATTATAGTTTGCTTTAATATTAAACGCTCCGCCAAATGTCCTAGCAAAGAAACGATAAATCATCGATGTATTGGTAGATGCTTTATCAGAACCAAGATGTAGTGTTAACAAGTACGCAGTTTTCCCTGCCGGAACTGTATACACTGCCATCAATGTTTGACCTAGACCCGATAATATTTTGGCAATCACTGTACCGCTCTGAGAAATATTAATATCTTGACTATTTTCTGTAGAAACCATTCTTGCTCTAAAGACTCTAGAGAAAGTAGTTAAACCAGTGCTACCAATATTAATTATTTCTATTACCGGATTATAATCTCCATCTAACCCCTGTACTTCTACTGATTCGCCATCGTCACTATTTGTTGCTCCTGAGAGAGTCAGTGTACTCGCGGCAGGATATGGGTATACAGTTGACCCGCTATTCCCGTCCCAAACCGTACCTGAAGTCACATTACCATCAGTCGCTCCAAATTTATTTATATGCGAGTAACCAGTGACATCACCAGCAGCAATAGGGATATTGGAAGCAGAACCAAACGAGTTGATGATGTTGCCATTTTTATCAGACAGCATTACGACTTCATATATCGAAGCGCCGTTTGGTAAAAACTGATTTGAATCTATACGATATTGCGCCACAGATTAGTATCCAGACTTCGCTTTCTTTTTGCTTTCTTTCTTCACTTTTGGATTAGTTTCAATTTCG